AGACAACACACAAAGAGTACATGGATATGAGGGTGAAGTTGAAGAAAAAAGAGAAGTAGGTGAAAGATGGACTGACAAAGACGGAAAAGAGTGGGAACAAAAAGAAGGATTTAAAGTTGCAGTAACAGACATGGATGATGTTAGACAGTTTTTACAAAAACTAACTACATGCAACGATGAAAAGTGTGAAACAAAACAATATAGTTATGCAGATAAAAAAGTAATCAGCAAAACTGGTTTTTGTGTAACTTGTTTAAGAAAGATGGAACAAAGGTTGGTAGAAGATGGAACATGGCCATTTTATGAAGATTATAAAATAACAAAAAATAAATTGGACTATGTTAGAGATTTAAAAGCTCAATTGGAAGAGGCATTAAGAGGAGTTAGACAACAAATGGAAATAGTTACGGAAGATGGTAGAATAGAAAAATGGACATGGGAAGTTGATATAGAAAAAGTAAAAAAAGATTTACAAAAAGACATCGATGGAGCATATGAGGCCATTGAATTATTAATAGAAAGAAAAAGGTTATTAGAAGAAAAATTGGTTGAGTTAAATCACCCAGAATTAATTAAAAATTAAAAACTATGAAGATTATAAAAAATATCATACTAGTTGTCCTTATTATTTTAGTTGGATACAATATCTTTACTAACAATAGTATCCGTACTGATGTAGAGGCATATAATCGTAAAATTGATTCTTTACAAAAAGAAATAGATTCGGTTGAAGGTGCAAATAAAGTATTAGATGGACACATAGATAGAGTAGATAATGAAATTGATGTTGTAGAAACAAGAGTAATAACAATAAACAAAAATATAAACGAAATTAAAAATAAAACAAATGAAAAAGTTGACGCTGTTAATGATTACACTATTCACGACTTACTTAAGTTTTTCACAGACCGTTACGAAAACGGATACGATAGTACCTTTAAAAGTACCGACAGCAAAGTTGGTCATTAAGGATATCCTTAGTGGTGATGGTGCAAAAACTGAGTTGAAAGAAGTGTATAAAATGTTAGATGAAAAGAATCTACAAATTGGACTATATAAACAAAAGGATAGTTTGAAAGATGAAAAGATTACTAACTTAAATGTTATTATAGATAAGAAAGACCAACAATTTTCTTTAGAGAGAGAAAAGTCAAATAGTCTATTAAAAGAACTTAAAGCTCAAAAGTTTAAGACGGCTATTTACAAAGCAGGTTCCGGTATTGCTTTAATAATGACCGTATTATTTTTAGTTAAGTAATGAAAAAGATATTTGATATAAGACATATAGTAATTGCACTACTTTTAATATTAGTAGTTGTGGAGTTTATCAATCCAAAAGGTATAATGCCAAATAGAACATTTATTGTACATGATACAATTGGTGTTCCTATTCATGATACTATTCCACAAGAAGTTGAAGTTGAAGTTGAAGTACCAGTTATGGTTGAAAAACCAGTTCCATATGCAGTGCATGACACTATTCAAACAATTGTGGATACTAACCTTATTGTGAATCAGTATTTGAATAGTAAGAATGTATTTACAAACACTTATAAATTTGATAAAAAGCAAGGTTCAATTACAATAACAGATACTATAAGTAATAATAAAATAATCGGTAGAAAATATACAACTAAAATAACACCAAGAATAGATACTCTTAAAATACCAGAACCTTTTAAAAGAAAAGTTTTTGGTGGAGTTGAAGCAACATTTAATAAACCAGATGTAGTTGGTTCGGTGGGATTAGGATTTTTAATCAATAGTAAATCTAATAGAATATATCAATTGGGTTTCGGAGTTACCAATAGAGTAATTGATGGGACTAATGGTAGATTAACCCCTTACATTAATGGTGGTGTTTATTGGAAAATTAAATTGAAAAAATAATGGGAGTTCAAGGGCAACCTAAGAAAACATTAAAAGAAATAATTGCTGAAGAATATCGTAAATGTGCATTAGACCCCATTTACTTTATGAAAAAATATTGTGTTATTCAGCATCCGGTGAGAGGAAAAATACCCTTTCACCTTTATCCTTTCCAGGAAGATTGTTTAACAGACTTTAAAGAAAATCGTTTTAACATTATTTTAAAATCTCGTCAGTTGGGTTTATCAACCTTATCTGCAGGATTTATTTTGTGGAAGATGATATTCAATCAGGACTTCAATGCATTGGTAATTGCAACGAAAGTGACTGTTGCAAAGAATCTGGTAGAGAAGGTAAGAGTTATGCACGATTTACTTCCTATTTGGTTGAGAGATGGTGGAACTGCAGCTGCAGAAGATAATAAACTATCCCTTAAATTAAAAAATGGTTCTCAAGTAAAAGCAATCGCAAGTTCTCCAGATGCAGGTCGTTCTGAAGCCCTATCCTTATTAGTTGTGGATGAAGCTGCATTCATTAGAGATATTGATGAAATTTGGTTATCAGCACAATCAACCTTATCAACGGGTGGTTCTGCAATTGTATTATCTACTCCAAATGGTATCGGAAACTGGTTCCATAAAATGTGGGTAGATGGTGAGAGTGGAACAAATGGTTTCAATTGTATTAATCTACATTGGACTGTACATCCTGAAAGAAATCAAGCATGGAGAGATGAACAAACAAGAATCTTAGGAGTTAAAGGTGCAGCACAAGAATGTGATTGTGACTTCGTTGGTTCTGGTGATACTGTATTTGAACCGGCATTATTGACTTGGTATAAAGACACATATGTAATGGACCCGGTTGAAAAAAGAGGGTTTGATGGTAATTTGTGGGTATGGGAACATCCAAACTATAATAGAGCTTATATGATATCTGCCGACGTGGCGAGAGGTGACGGAGCTGACTATTCCACTGCACAAGTTATAGATATTGAAGATAGTTCCCAGGTTGCAGAATATAGAGGTAAAATTGAAACAAAAGATTTCGGTAATTTCCTAACAGCACTTGCAACTGAATATAACAATGCACTTTTAGTAATTGAAAACTCAAATGTCGGTTGGGCATGTATTCAACAGGTAATCAATAGAGGATATCCAAACTTATTTTATATGTCAAACGACTTAAAATATATTGATACCGAAAGACAAATGTCAAACAAATATTATAGAGATGAGAGAAGTATGGTTGCAGGATTTTCTACAACATCAAAAACAAGACCTCTTATTATTTCTGCATTGGACACATATATGAATGACAAAGATATTCTAATTCGTTCTAATAGATTGATAGATGAAATGTTTACATTTATTTGGACTGGTGGTAGAGCTGAAGCTATGAAGGGATATAATGATGACCTTATTATGGCGTTGGGTATTGGGTTGTGGGTTCGTAATACCGCATTGAGATTGAAACAAGAGGGAATTGATTTGACAAAGAATATGTTAAACGCAACTACTATAAACACCAATTCAGGAGTTTATACATCAAATTGGCAACAACAAGGTAATCCTTATGAGATGGATTTAGGAAAAGGTGAAGTTGAAAACTTAACTTGGTTACTTAAGTAATTTTTTTTATATTTATATGTTGAAACTCTTATAGATGAATGAAGATTTAAATAAATGGTTCAAAGAAAAATGGGTAAACATCGGCAAAAAAGTTGATGGTAAACACCCACCATGTGGAACTTCGGGAAAAAAGAAGGGTTATGCAAAATGTGTTCCAGCTGCAAAAGCTGCCGGAATGACTAAAAAGGAAAAGGAAAGTGCAACTAGAAGAAAAAGAGCTGCACAAAATAAAGCAGGTAGAGGTGGTAAGGATAGTGCAGGACAAGGTAAAAAACCAATATATGTTTCTACAAAACCAAAAAATGAAACTATGAACATAGAAGAAAAAGTAAATTTATTTTTAGAGAAGAATTGTCCAACCGATCCAGGTAAATGGGCAGCATCTAAAGCCGCAGCTAAATCTAAGTTTGATGTTTATCCATCTGCATACGCAAATGGTTGGGCAGCAAAAAACTACAAAGGAAAAGGTGGTGGTTGGAAAAAATGTAATGAAGGTGAATCCAATGCATTATGTGAATGTTGGGATGGATACAAAGAAATAGGTGGAAAAATGAAAGATGGTAAAATGGTTCCTAATTGTGTTCCTATTAAAGAAATTGGAGACAATTATACAACTGCAGTAGTTTTAACTAAAGAAGAATTCTACGAAGATATAGATAGTGATGCAGATGTTAATTATGGTAAAATTGAACCTGAAGAATATGATGTAGACAACTATGACGATTATGAAAGTTTTATATCTTTTATGAGAAGTTATAGTAAAGAATTATCAGAGGCAACTTGTGATTGTATGACTGAAGCAGAATATAGAGGTAGAAATGTTCCTTTAGGTAAACCAATGAGAGGTGATGTTAAGAAATTTAAAGTATATGTAAAAAATCCTGCAGGTAATGTTGTTAAGGTAAACTTCGGTGACCCTAATATGAGAATTAAAAAATCTAATCCTGCAAGAAGAAAATCTTTTAGAGCAAGACATAGATGTGATAATCCAGGACCAAGACATAAGGCAAGATACTGGAGTTGTAGGAAATGGTAATATTTGGCAAAACCAAAAATTTTCCATATATTTAAAAATTAGAATTATATAAAATGGCAGATAAATCAATATTTAGTAGGTTACAAAAATTATTTTCAACAAATACAATTGTTCGTAAAACTGAACAGGGTATAAAAGTCATAGATACCGATGAGTATCAAAATATGACAACTAACCTTGTTGACCGTTTTATGAAATTAAAGGTAACTAATTATGGCACTGGTCATGTAGAGTCATCTTTAGCATATCAACAAGTTAGAATTGATTTATTTAGAGATTATGATTCGATGGATATGGACCCGATTATTTCAGCTGCATTGAATGTTTATGCGGATGAATGTACTGCTAGAAATGAATTCGGAAATGTTTTAAAAATCCATCACGAAGATGAACATATCAAACAAGTATTAGAAAATTTATTTTACGATATTATCAATGTTGAATTTAACTTATGGCCATGGGTTAGAAATTTGGTAAAATATGGTGATTTTTATTTACAATTAGAAATGGCTGAAGAATTGGGTATCGTTAATGTTAACCCACTTTCAGTATATGAAATGAGTAGAGTTGAAGGATTTGATCCAGAAAACCCACAAAGAGTTAAATTCGTATATGCTCCTTATCAAAACCCAAATAGTGGATATTCTGCAAATAATAAAAAAGAATACGAAAACTACGAAATTGCACACTTTAGATTAAATGGTGATGCAAACTTTTTACCTTACGGAAAGGCAATGATTGAGGGTGGTAGAAGAGTTTGGAAACAATTACAATTGATGGAAGATGCAATGTTAATCCACAGAGTAATGAGAGCTCCTGAAAAGAGAATCTTCAAAGTGGATGTTGGTAATATTCCACCAAATGAAGTGGACAACTACATGCAAAAAATTATCAACGCATCTAAGAAAGTTCCATTCGTTGATGAAAGAACAGGAGAATATAACTTAAAATACAATATTCAAAACTTAATTGAAGACTATTACATGCCGGTTCGTGGTAGTGATAACGGAACTTCAATTGACACATTGAAAGGATTGGAATATAATATGATTGATGACATTAACTATTTAAAAAATAAGTTGATGGCAGCTTTACAAATTCCAAAGGCTTATTTAGGATACGAAGAAGATACAAATGGTAAAGCAACTTTAGCTGGAATGGATGTTAGATTTGCAAAAACCATCGAAAGAATTCAAAGAGTAATTGTATCGGAATTAACAAAAATAGCAATTGTTCACTTATATGCACAGGGAATTGATGATGATAGATTAACATCTTTTTCATTAGAATTGACAATCCCATCTAAAATATACGAACAAGAGAAAGTTGAATTATATACTGCAAAAATTGGATTGATTCAACAAATGCAATCAACCAAAATGGTTTCAAAAGAATGGATGTATGATGCTATTTTAAATATGGCAAAAGACGAACAAGAAAAAATGGCATTACAAGTATTGGAAGATACAAAACAAATGTTCCGTTTAACATCAATTGAAACACAAGGTATGGACCCGGCAAAACCATCAGGTGTTGAAGAAACTACAAATGTTGAAAGTGAGATTGAAAGTATAAACTCTCAGTTATCAAATGAAGTAGATTTAGGTGGTAGACCAAAAGATGCAATCAGATATGGTAAAGATGACCATCCAGAAGGAAGAGACCCGTTGGGTATAAAAACTCTAAAAGCAAAAGAAGGTTCGGTAAAAAAATATAAACCAAGAGAATCATATTTAGAAATTTTCAAAGATATGAAAGGTAATAAAAAAACAATTTTAACCGAAGATTTAACAAAAGAGTAATAAACTAACGGAAAAGTATATTTATATCTGATTAATAATATCAATTGATGAAAAAAATTAAACATTCTAAATTTAAAAATACAGGTTTTATATTTGAATTACTTGTAAGACAAATTACATCTGAAATTATGTCTTCAAATAAATCTGTGGCAGAAAAAATTTTAAAAGAACATTTTAATTCTAAAAAAGAGTTATCTAAAGAATTAAAATTATATCAGTATTTGATTAATGAAAAATATAATTCGGAAGCAAAAGCTGGACAATTTATCAATACAATCTTAGAAGCAAGAAAAAGATTGGATGAAAAAAAGCTTACAAAAGAAAAATACAATCTTATAAAAGAAATCAAAGATACTTACAATTTGGATGAGTTTATAAAATCTCCCATCTCAAATTACAAAACATTAGCATCTATTTATAAGATATTTGAAGTTGCAACAACCGATGAACAATATGACCCAACGGATGTAGTATCTTCTAGATTTACTATTGCTGAAAACATTATCAATACTTCTATTCAAAATAAAGATGCAAAAATCAAAGATGCAGTTTTAGAAGAATATAGAAAACAAGATGAAGATTTAAGAGCAGTTTCTTACAAATTATTGGTAGAATCATTTAATAACAAATATAAGAATTTATCAACAGAACAAAAAACATTATTGAGAGAATATATCAATAATATAAACAATACTGGTAAATTAAATCAATTTGTAAATACTGAAGTTACAAATTTAGTTGAATCTTTAAAAGAAGTATCAACTAAAATTTCCGATAAAGTTACAAAAATTAAATTAACAGAAACAATTTCAAACATTAAAAAAATTAAATCTGTTAAAAAAATTAAAGAACAACATCTATCAGCAATGATGATGACTTATGAATTATTGAGTGAACTTAAAGATAAATTAAAATAAAATGACAAATTATAGAACTTTCAAAACATTATTAGTTCAATCTGGATCAACCGTAACATCTTTAGAAAATGCTTGGGGTGTTTTGCCTGTAAATGGTGTGACTGGTACAGTAACTTTGGAGGGAAAATCTAACAATACAGGAAGTTATACAACTATTTCATTGGCACATTTAACATCTGGAGAACCATTTCCATGTTATGTTAGAAGTGTATCAGTAACAAATGGTGGTTCAGTTTACTTATTAGCATAAAATTTAAACGGAGAATAAAATGCCAGCAAAGAGTAAAGCACAACAAAGATTTATGGGTATGGTTCACGCCGTACAAAAAGGTGATATGGAAGCTCCATCTCCTGAAGTTGCAAAAGCTGCAACTGATATGGATGACAAATCTGCAAAAGATTTTGCATCTACAAAACATAAAGGATTACCAAATAAAGTAAAATCAGAATCAATAAATAAACTTAAAGAAATAATTAAGGGTATAGTTGATGAGATGAATACTACCGCAAATGTACAAGGATATAATACTCCTAATGCATTTGGTAAAGCTGGCAGTGAAAAGAAAACTGCAAAAAAAGCTGCAAAGTTAACAGGATATAGTGTAGTTAATGAAAATCGTTGGATAGAATTAAAAAAAGAAGATTCCCCTGCTTATATAAAAGTTAATAAAGGAATTTCAAATATTAACAAACAACTTGCAGAAATTGAAAAATTTATGGGTTGGTATGGTAGATTAAAACAAGAAAATGGTGTAAGTAATCAAAATTTCTGGAAAAGGACAAATAAACATATTTATACTATAAAAGAAAGATTACTTAAATTAGAACAACAAATCAGAAAAATTGCACAATAAAATGAATTTAGAACAATTAAGAAATATCGTTAGAGAAGTATTAGATGAGTCCAAAGATGACTACGAAAAACTTTTTAGACATATGTTGAAAAGAACACATAAGTCTTTAAAAGATATGGACGCAAATCAAAAGTCTAAATTTTTTACCGCAGTAGATAAAGCATATAAAGCTAAGAACGAAGGTAAATTATCAAACTTACCAGAAGAATTAGTAGGTAATCAACATAAGTTAGATACTGATGGTGATGGTGAAATTGAAGCATCTGATTTAGAAAAATTAAGAAATTCTAAGTAATGAATAAAGGATTATTGATAGAAACTCATTTGTTTGAAGCAAAGATGGTTCAAGAAGAAAACGGAACTTACTTAGTTAAGGGTATTCTTCAAAGAGCAGGTGCTCCAAATCAAAATAATAGAAGATATCCAAAAGAAATCTTAGAAAGAGAGTGTAAGAAATACGAACAACTTATTAAGGAAAGAAGAGCATTGGGTGAATTAGACCATCCAGATTCTCCGGTTATCAACTTAAAGAATGTTTCTCACAATGTTAGAGAAATTTGGTGGGAAGGTGATGATGTGTGTGGTGTAGTAGAAATACTTTCAACTCCATCTGGAAATATCCTTAAAGAATTATTAAAAAACAATATTCGTTTAGGTATTTCATCTAGAGGATTAGGTTCGGTAAAAGATATGAGAGATGGAACTGTAATAGTTCAGGAAGACTTTGAATTGGTTGGATGGGACTTTGTATCAAATCCATCAACACATGGAGCATTTATGGCACCATTACAAGAATCAAAACAATGGGCTCAACAAGCCGAAGAGTGTGGTAAATGGTGTAAGTCACAAGATTTAATGAGAGAAATTATAATAGAATTAAACTAATATAGAGATGGTTAATGAAATGAGTTGGCATCAGTTTTCTACCTTGCCAGGAATGAATCAAATTCCACAACACGAAGTTGAAAGACAATATAGAATATATTTAAATGAAATTGCAGAACAAAGAATTGCAATACATTTAATGCAAGAACAAATGACCAGAGCAGAAGCAATGGCAGTTGCAGCAGCAAGTAGTGGTGGAGGTGGAATTATCCAACAATCAGAATTACCTTCAAACGCTATTGAATTAGTAGTATCAGCGGCAAATGGTAGTTCATTTGGTATGAGTGATGTTGTTGTATCCGCTCTTACTACAATTGATGTTGATTGGGGTGATGGAACTACTGATACTTACGAAATTGCAAGTGATGATGGATTTTCACATACATTTGATGTAAGACCAGAGCCTTATACGATTAGAATGACTTTTAGTGATATAAGTTTAGTAACTGAATTTATTGTAAGTAATAATAGTGCAGATGTAACAGAAGCAAGAGGTTTACAAAACCTTATAAATCTTACCAATTTAGAAATAGATAATAACGCACTTACATCAATTGATGTATCAGGGATGTCAAATCTTACACGTTTAGATGTGGGTGATTGTGTTGCAAAATCTCTAACCTCTATTAATGTGACAGGATGTACATCTCTACAAACTCTTTATGTAGATGATAATGATTTCTCATCAGGATTCCCTGATTTATCAGATTGTATTGATTTGGTTACAATAGATTTTGACCAATGTGATTTAACAGGTTCGGTAGATATATCTAATTTACCTGCATTAGAATACGGTGATTTTAGTGGTAATACTCAATTAACTGAAATAATCATATCAAGAACCCAACCATTAGGTGAAAATAATAATGAAATATTATTTGGTAACTGTGCTTTAACTCAAACTTCGGTAGACAATATTCTTTTAGAGTTAGCTAGTGGTAGCGTTTCAAATGGGTATATCAGTTTAAATGGTGGAACAAACGCTACACCTGGTGAAGTAGGTAGAGAAGCACTTTTTGAACTTGATTCAAGAACTTGGAGCTTTACTGTTACCAATGGTAATCATACTTCATTGGACATAGCATACGAACTACTTCAAACTAATATATGTGCTAGTACAAATACAGTCAACCGTTATATTGTAAGTGGCTCGGCAGTAGAAGTTGGTAATAAATTATATCAAAATTCAGATGCATGGAATCCTGCACCTGCAGGTTGGTATAGAATTGATGGAGATGGTTCAGTTAAATTTGAAGTAAGTGGTAGTAAAGGTGAAATCATATCTACTGCACCTTGTGTATAAAAAATAAAATAAAGTAAACGATGATAAAGTTAAAAGATTTATTAAAAGAAGATGAACAATTCCAACAATTGCCTTCAAAATTGAAGAAACACTTTTTGGAAATCATTTCAACA